TTTTTTCTGTGGTGCGCCATGAGGGACTCGAACCCCCAACCTACTGATTCGTAGTTATATTAAAAATGGCTAATCTCTACCATTTAAGTCACATTTGGTCACGGTGGGTGCAACATCACAAAGTTGTCGAGCAGCATCAACAATATCAGTATTATCAATATGGGTATAGATATTGGCGGTCATTTGTATATCTGCATGCCCCATTAACTTTTGCGCTGTCCTGATGTCAATTTTTGCTTTCGCTAGATTGGTACAATACGTGTGTCTAAGGCAATACTGCACTATATCCGATGACAAAGGGAGAGGTTCTATTAATTGATTACGATAAGTTTTTGCTCCCATCTTTAAGTTAATAGTTCGCTTATAGCTGGCCCATACCAGCTTCATGTAATCACGTGAAACTTTGCTGCCATTTGACAATTGACAGATATATTCACCGTCAATGTCTATAAAAAGTTCATATAGCCAAGATGGGAGTGGCACAAATCTATCTGCCATGACAGTTTTAGTTCCTTTAATGTGAAGTAAATATATATCGTTTGTTTGGATCATATCGCTTAACTTACAAGAATATGCTTCAGACGGTCTGCAACCGCAGTAAAGCATTAATAAAAATCCATAATACTTTCGATTGCATTTTGCCACGTCCGTAAATGTATTTTGTTCTTCTTGCGTAAGAGCTCTGCGTTTTTTCTTTGTTCCTCTAGGCTTTTCGATAAACTCGGCGGGGTTCCTGCTGATTAGATCCTCCTGTTTCGCTTTCAAAAAGATGAATTGTAAAGCTTGATATACTTTTGATATTTGAGATGCAGATTTACCTTTCTGACGATTAATAATATCTTGGCAATGCATTTGTTTAATGCTCTTTAGCGGAAGCATACCAATGTACTTGTTTATATTTGTATTTACTAGGCAAATAAAATCTTGCTTTGTTTTTTCTGAACAATTGATTTTATAGGTGTTGATACAGCGTTCAGACCAATCTGAAAAACGCATTGAAGAGGAGTTCATATTATTTTCGAGATCGGCTTGTTTTTTCCACATCTTTTTAAATAGAGCTTCTTGAGTGTCTGCTCTTACAAAATATCGCTTACCTTCAAAAGTAAAGGTCTTAGTGTATTTATATTTTTTTGACACAACAACCTCCTCAATTTTTGGGCATAAAAATATCCCTTTATTTGACATTAAGGGACTGCAATGGTACAATTTTGTTGTTCAGACGGGGCTGTACCTTGCAGCCTTACGCATTGCCCTCGGTTTAGGCTGAGGGCTTTGTTGTTAGCTTTGAGCAAAATCTTAATTATAAAAAACTATAATTAGCACTTTGGTTTAATTTTTAATTATGGAATGAATTCAACAAGTATTAAATTTAAAAAACTAATTTGAACTCAAACTGATCGAAATAGACAAGTTTGCATGGAAGTTATTTCCAAAAAGGAAACAGATGCATTTCTTGCGAGGAGTTATTATAATTATTTATCTTTCTTTTTAATCGCTTTTAATATTTTGCGTCTATATTCTTGAGCTTTTTCGTCCTCCAAAGCATCTCTCTTTAATACATCTGTTACTAACATCTTATATATCTCTTCATTGGTAACCTTGGTATCAGTAGAAACTTTTTTAAAGGTTCTTTTTATATAATTAATAACATCATCAGAAAGAATAATTTGAGCCAACATTGGAGGATTAACAAGTTTCTTTTGTATGTGGTATTCGCTTAGCGTATTTCCCTTTTTGCTGAGAGCTTCTTTAGAGAGCATATATAGATAACGAAGATGTTCGTTGTTAGTAGCTTTTAAATCATGGATATTGAACTCATATACAAGTTCGTTCTCTACAGGTTTACTAAAGATTATCCGGTACACTTTCCATGTTTCCCCATTAGTTAGTACAACCCAATCAATGCCAGCATTTGAACCATAATCGGTAGCCTGCTTAAGGTGATTGTATTTCAAGTTGGTACCTATTGACTTGACCTCTATTAGGAGTTTTACTTCTTCATTCAATCTGATTGCTAAATCACAAAAAGTCTTTTTTATAGCAAATTCAGATGTTATGTCGTCATATTTATCGTATCCGAAAACATCGGAAAGCATATCAACGATAATTGTGACGGTGTCACTTTCGTTCAGGTCTTGCTTTTCTGCTTTAGTCAAAATGGGTTTGTACTTTTTTAACCCATCTGCAAATCTTGATTTCACTTTAACTGGAACTGTTGCCATAACTACCTCCTAATAGTATTTTTTAAATTATATAGTCGCACGATAAACTCCTATACACTCTCCTACAACCGATACACCCTCGCTATCCGTAACAGAGGGCTCGTATGCAGAATTGCATGGACTTAATATAATTGTATCATTATTCCAAAACACCTTTTTAAGAACAGCTTCGCAGTCAGAGTTAATCCGTACTGCATAAATTTTACCATTTATATAATCATAAGTCTTTTTTATAAAAGCTAGGTCTCCATCATATATACCTGCATCAATCATGCTGTCGCCTCGAACATTAACGCAAAAATCCGCTTTGATAGAGCTGTCTATAAAAAAGTGACCTTCAAAGTTTTCCTCACACCATGTTCCATCACCGGCACATATATCGCCAAGGATAGGAATAGGTCTTGCTGCCGGGAATGATATATTAGTTATATCAGATAAATCTGCATGAGGAATATAAGTTGTCTTATTCGTTCGACCGAGCAGATAATCTGTATCCACATTAAAGAAGTCTGCAATTAGTTCGAGCGTATCAAAATCAGGTTGTCTGTTACCTTGCTCATACATCCCTATGGTACTGCGAGAAATTTTGAGTTTAGCACTTAAATCTTCTTGTGTTAGCCCTTTTGAAACCCTTAGAGCTTTTAACCTATCTTTGAATGTTTCTACCATGTATAGATCCTTTCTTTTTATAAAAGAATAACACGCGATGTGGAAAATGTAAACAACAAAACCACATTTTGTGTTGACACGATTTGTGACTAATGTTATACTCAAAAAAATAGGAGGTAAATATGGATAGTAAGGCAATTGGAAAAAAGTTGAGAAAACTAAGAGGAAATAAAACTATTGCGGAGCTTTCAAAAGAAATAGGAATAAAGCCATCTACAATAGGAATGTACGAAACCGGGGAAAGAATTCCACGGGATGCAATAAAGGTAAAGTATGCAAATTATTATAACTTAACAGTAGGTGAAATTTTTTTTGATGAATAAAGACACGATACGTGGCTAAATATCAAGAAAGGAGCTGCTATGACACGAACAGAGATAGAAAAAGCCTTATATAAATTCAGTCCGGCAATAACCATGAATCTGACAGAAATTGCAAAAGCAAGAAAAAAAAGCAGAGATTGGGCAAGTGCTCTTATGTCAGATTATGTCATTGCAGAAGCAGAAGGAAGAGCAAAGGAATATTACAAAGAAGATATAGCAGATGCTCTCTATAAAAGACAGGGAGGTGCGAGATGAAAATAAAATCAGGAATATCGGCAATATGCATTATAGCTATAGTGTTAGTGCTTAATAGCATCGCTACAGCGATAGAGTTTCCAGGAATTAACGAGCCACAGAATTTATGCGAACCAAAGACAGTCGCAGAGCTAGAAGTAGAGGACCATATAGAGAGAACTGCAAATAGGTATGGACTGGATCCACACGTAATAAAGGCACTAATTGAAGAGGAGAGTGGATGGTTGTCGTCTGCAGAGGGAGACGATGGGAACTCGGTCGGCTTGATGCAGATCCAGGAACGATGGCATAAAGCGAGAATGCAGAGGCTTGGAGTGACAAATCTATATGATCCACAACAAAACATAACTGTAGGTTGTGACATACTAGCCGACTTGCTTGGTAAGTATGGAAATTATAAGGACGCTTTGAGCGTGTACAACAGCGGCAATACCAAAGATGGGAAGCAATATGCAGAAAGGATTATGGAAAATGCAGGACTATAAAGATTACGAGGGCAGGTGCAAATACTGTGGACACACAGAGATTATCTTGTCGGAATCTCAAGAACAAGCAGACGAGTATGTCTCAAGGAAATGTCTGTGCGAAGGAAGAGAACTTGAAGAACGCAGGAACAAGTTAAACCAAGCTATCACAGAGATTGTCAAAGCAGATGAATACCTAAATCTCAGAGAGCTAGACGAAAGCACGAAAGGACTAGTCCTTAGAATTGGAGATATGGTGCTTGACGAACAAATCGAAAAGGCAAGCATTACTGTACAGGGTAGCACAATCACCATCAAAGGTGGTTCAAAAATAAGAGTTTTGCGTAATGCAAAAACCACTGCATTAAAAGAAATCTAGCAAGCCATCAATTGCCTCGTGGTTTTTTTATATTTAAAAAGGGGTTAGATATAAAGCGACCACGAGGCATTGATCATAAAGGAGTATGTATGTACAGATTAAAAGTCACATTTCAAATTGAGCTGCATGACGAAATAGCAACATCGCCTGCAGACATAATCGAAATGTTTCACAACCGCGAATTTGTTCTAACAAGAGAGGACATAGTAGATGTGTCCGCTGTAAAAATCGAAAAGGAGACAAGTGATTATGAGTGATTACAAAGGTGCGCTTTTTCCAAAGCCAAAACGCAAAAAAAGGAAAAGGCTGATGAATGGCTACAAGGACAAAGCTGAGAGAGTATGCAAGTACTGCGGGAAACCTTATGCAGAAAGGCACGAGCTGTTTTACGGGTCACTAAGACAGACAAGCATTGAATTTGGATTTCAAATCGATGTATGTCCTAATCATCATAGATGGTTGCATAGCGCGGATCCATCAGGTGTTGAAGAGCGCGACAGACTGCGTGCTGAAACTGAGAGAAAGTACATCGAGGATTTGATGACAGATGGATGTACTTTAGAAGAGGCGGTCGAAGCCTGGATGCAGATCATTGGCAAGAACTATTGTGAGGAAATCAATCCATGAACTGTCCACTCTGCGGAATAAGCCATATGGAACAAAAGGAGTGGAGACAATGTCCGCGCGAGCAAGAAACGGTATGCACAAAATGCTGCAGGCAGTGTGATAGCTATAACAAAAGTATGCACATTTGTATGTTTCGTTCGAACATGTCAACTTTTATAAAAAACAATAAGGACAATCCACACGAAATTGCACAGGAAATTATAAGGAAACTAAGAAATGAATAATGTAGCACTAATAGGAAGATTAACAAGAAACCCTGAGTTACGATACACAACATCGCAGATGGCAGTTGCGACATTTAGTGTAGCTATCGATAGGCCAAGGCGAGCAGATCGAGAAAAAGAGACAGACTTTCCACGTGTAACTGTATTTGGCAAGCAGGCAGAAAACTGCGAGAAGTTCTTAGCAAAAGGAATGATGGTTGCGATTCAGGGCAGACTGCAAACGGGCAGCTATACAAACAAGAATGGCGACAAGGTATTCACCACTGATGTTGTTGCAGAGAGAGTCGAGTTCATCGAGTGGAAAGATGCGAAACAAAGCAATGGAACTACAAAGGCAACATTTAATGACGATGATATTCCTGATGGGTTTGAGCAACTAAATGAAGATGTGCCATTTTAGGAGGGGCATTGATGATCAAGAACAGTAAACTCTATGTCTACATCGAATACGAGGAAACTGCAAAAGGAATCATAGTTCGAAATCATCACGATGGAGTTTCGATGCTAATAAGCAAGAAGAACACAAATCAAGAGATAAGGCGGTTTAAACAAGAAATCATAGACGACATAGTCGAGCTTATGCCAAGCGTTCACTTGAAAGAATGCAAAGTTTGTCATAGAGAATACTACACACAGTACATGCAACAGCGCAACTGCTCAAAGGAGTGTAGCGAAGAGGCCCAAAGAGAAAGCGACCGCAGGTGCAAACAGAAGAAACGCGAAGAGGAACTCGCAGGAACAAAGGCACATACAAATATAAACACAGAAATCGCAAGCGAAACGGAAGAAACAAAGGGATTATCTTATGGAAAGAAAAAGGCTTTGAAATTCATGGAAGACAACCGCGAGGAGCTTTGGGGGAGTCTATATTCGGAAATAAAAAGGAAAAGTAAATAGTATGAAGTTTATAGATTTTTTTAGCGGTGTGGGGGGGTTCACGCACGGGATGGAACTTGCAGGACATGAGTGTATAGGACACTGTGAGTTTGACAAGTATGCAGAGGCAAGCTATCGCTCAATGCATACCATCACAGATAAGCAACGAGAATACTTGCTCACATTACCGCTCAGACAAAGACAGAAGGAGATTTTAAAGGATGAGTATCTTAATGGAGAATGGTACGCAAATGATGTTCGAAGAGTTATCGCAGGCGATATACCACGAGCAGAATGTTGGTGTTTCGGATTTCCCTGTCAGGACATTAGCATCGCAGGAAACCAACACGGATTTAAAGGAAATCGCTCAAGTTTGTTTTTCCGAGTTACAAACCTTGTTGAACAGCTCGAAGAAGAAAATCGACCCAACACGCTATTCGTTGAAAATGTTCGCAATCTACTTTCTGTTAATCGAGGACTCGACTTCGCAAGACTTCTCGTTGAGTTGGACAAGATCGGGTACGATGCGGAGTGGGAAGTTATCAACTCAAAGCACCATGGCGTCCCACAAAACCGAGAGCGAGTATTCATTGTCGGACATCGTAGAGGACGATGTGGACGAGAAGTATTTCCTATCGAGGGAACAAGCCGAGAAGATAATGTCAAACCATTAGATGGCTTGAAAATTTCAGAGGGAACAAATTTGATAAACACAACACAGCCGTTTGGAATTGATAAATCTTGTAATAAACCTCGCAAAATAGATATTGCAAACTGTATCATCGCACGCGAGGACAATGGCGTATCAAACCATAAGGCAGAGGGAACTGCAATAGTAATTCCCGTCCTAACGCCTGAGCGAGAGAATAAGCGACAAAATGGTCGAAGAATGAAAGAAGATGGTGAACCCTCTTTTACGCTAACAGCACAGGACAGACACGGAGTAGCAATCGACTTAAAATCATTTTCGAGCAAAACAAGAGGACAAGCGTTTAGATATGGGCATGCGGCATGCTTAGACCACAATTGTTATCAAGGCATCGTGACAGCAAGCAATATAAATGCTATTTGGAGCGATAAATATCAGTGCTACCTAGCCATAAGGAAACTCACCCCGCGCGAGTGTTTTAGATTGCAGGGTTGGGAGGACAAATATTTTAAAAGAGCAGAGCAGCTAAACTCAAACAATCAATTATATAAGCAGGCAGGTAACGGAGTGACAGTTAATGTAATAAAACACATAGCAGAGAGGATGGAAAAATGAAAGAAAAAGAAACCTTAAATGAATTCAAGCCAGGCGATGTTTTTATATATCGAAATGGTGATCGATACGAAATAGGAAAGGTAAAAGGAATAAAAGACGACACGCATTGTTGGTGTTGGTATCACGAAGGCGAAACTGCTGCATCTACACCGGTCGATGTAATGCACAAAATCTTAAATGATTTTTGCATAAAGGAAACGAGCCTCGGTGGTGCGGCTGAAGAGGTTAAGTAATGACAAGGAAAGAATTGGAATCGCACTTGGGCGAGTATGTAGAAGTAACGCTATTTGATGATTTTGCGTATAGAGGTATCTTAAGAAAAACAGAAGAAAAAATAAAACGTTACGTGAAGCGAAATTATTATTTTTGCGAAGGTGAACAAGACAACACAATATTTAGATGCTCACATGTAAGGAAAGTAGAGTCGCTATGATAGGACAATTAAATATGCAAGGTCATGACAAAGTAGAAGTAGCTATAAAGAGACTGCAAATGTTTGAACCCGCGGAAGGATATTATTTAGCGTTTAGTGGTGGCAAAGACAGCGTTGTAATTAAGGCATTAGCTGATATGGCAGGAGTAAAGTATGATGCTCACTATAGCGTAACAACTGTGGATCCACCCGAGTTGGTTCAGTTTATAAAAAATACATATCTTGATGTAATCTTTGAAAAAGCAAGATACGAAGATGGTACGCAAATTACAATGTGGAACTTAATACCAAAAAAGAAGATGCCACCAACGCGGATTGTAAGATATTGTTGCGCTTATCTTAAAGAAACCGGGGGAGAAGGCAGATTTAAAATTACAGGCGTTAGAAGAGCAGAATCGAGTAAAAGAGCAAAACGCGGAGGGCTAGAAATAAGTGACAATAAAACCACTAAACGAGAAGTTTTAGATCCAGATAACCCAGAACAAGGAATGACGCACATTTGCCAAACTAAAGCACAAAGAATACTAAATCCAATTATCGATTGGACAGACAGCGATGTATGGGAGTTTATAAAGACCTACAAAATTCCATATTGCAGCTTATATGATCAAGGCTACACACGATTAGGCTGCATAGGTTGCCCAATGTCAAGCCGGCAAAAAGAAGAACTATCAAAATATCCAATGATAGAACGAGCATATTTAAATGCGTTTAAGCGAATGATAGAAGCGAGAAAAAAAGAAGGCTTGCAAACAGAATTGAAAACTGCAGAGGAAGTTATGGAGTGGTGGATAAATGGATAGAAAAAATGATGAATACATGATTGATGACGATTGACAAGAGTTGAGAAGAACGCAGAAGAGTTGAGAAGAAAGGATGTAACGATGATACCGGAAATTAGGGCGTGGGATAAGGAAAAGAAAACCATGTACAATGTCAGGCAAATAGATTTTCGTGGCGGAGATTTCCGCTCAAGCGAAAATGAGTGGATAAAATTTGACAATGTTATTTTCATGCAGTCCACAGGGGTTAAAGACAAGGACGGAATGGAGATATACGAGGGCGACATAGTATCAACCATACATGGGTTGTGCGAAGTTAAGCATACCAAAGATGGCTATCATATCGTTAAGGATAACAAAAGCAGTTTGTTGAGCCAGCAAGATGTACGAGTAGTGGGCAACATATACGAGAACCCTGAACTGATGGAGGTGTAATGATGAACGATTTTAAAAACAAATTAGATGATTTATTAGACGAGCTTGAACACTGTTGTGTATGTCAGCATTCTGAAAGAACAGATGACATTAGAGCAAAGATACATAAGCTGATGGAAAATAATATTCCACAGTGGCACAAACTTATTTTTACAAGGAATAGCGATGTAGAATATATCAACTCTGGCAATCTCTATACCGTAGAGAACCTACCAAAATACGACGAGCAGGTGATAGTTACAAATGGTAAAGATGTGTGGATCGATGCCTTTAATGATATGGGCGATGGTGTATGGCTATCAGAAACAGATGACGACATTGACGGAGTGGTAGCGTGGATAGAGTTACCAGTGCCATACAAGGAGGAGTAATATTGGAGTAAAGGAAATGCAAAGGAGAACCAAGATGTTTATGAATTTACCAAGTAGAGATGTAGTTAAAAGATTGCGTGAGGAATACCCTGAAGGAACTAGGGTTCGTCTTATATCAATGCAGGATCCATATGCACCACCACGAGGCACAGAGGGAACTGTACAAGGGGTAGACGACGCAGGAGCCATCATGGTTGATTGGGACAATGGCAGCAGTCTACACATACTATATGAGATTGACAAATGTGAAAGGATTTAAAACAAGGAGGAAATCATGAAGAGAGAAACACTAGAGAGAGCGATTGAACTCAAAGCTGAAATAAATCGTACAGAAAACTGTTTAAAGGGTCTGAAAAATAGAGCCTTTTTTACGACAGAATGTAGACTCCGCTTTAACTTGTCGGTTCTGGGTTATCTAGATCAGGGCGGTTTTGAATTAACCGATAAACTAAAAACAAAGATAGAAGCAACAATCCGAGAATATGTTGAAGACCTGAAGAGGGAACTAGAATCACTATAAAAAGTGGCATATAAGCGAAGCTCTACAACTAAAGAATGAGAGAGGAAAATAATGCAAAACGAAACATTTATTTATTTAAGCGGAAAGATAACAGGCCAGGCAAACTATAAAGAGTTATTCGAAGAGGCAAGAAAAGATGCTGAGGACAAATTTCCAGGAGCAACAATAATCAATCCTGCAGAGATTAACCTTCCTAAAATGTGCGATTGGGAGGACTATATGAGCATCTGCCTGCGCTTACTTGATAAAGCCAACATCATATACTTGCTAGATAATTGGTTAGAGAGCAAAGGGGCTCGCAAGGAATACATCACAGCCTTTAAAAAGGGACTAAAAGTATACTTACAAACATACAGCAGGAGAATAGAAAATGAATAAAGAAATAGAGAACCTTGTAAAAAGAGAGCTTGAAGAGGCAAAAAAGATACACCCACAATTCAGCAGTACCTACGAAGGATATGCAGTAATACTCGAAGAGACAGAGGAACTCGCCGAGGAATCAATAGAAATTAATAAGATTTTAAGGACATGGTGGGCATACCTCCGCAAAGATGAAGATATAGACATACAAAAAAGACGGGTTGAAAAAATAAGAATCCATGCAGTCAATGCGGCTAAGGAAGCAATCCAGGTGATTGCGATGTGCGACAAGTTCAAGAATTTATAAAAAACCCTACATTATATATATGAAAAAAGACGAGCTCGTGTGAAGAGCATTGAAGCTCGATAAGAGTATTAACACTAGAGGGAAACGAGAGATGGCAAAAATAAAACAAGTAGCGATAAAAGAGACATGCGTAGCAGGAAGAACTATCGAGCATGTCATCAAACTTCCATCGGGATGTCATAAAGGAAAGAGGGCGCAAAGAATGAATGCCACACCTGAGAATGTCAAGAAGATAAACGACATCATAGCAGAGCGAAACTTTAGAAGATTAATCAATCACAACTTTGGATATGGATCGGGTCACTATACACTGACATATGGACATGACGAGCCAACACCTGCAGAGGCGAAGAAACACCTCAAGAACTTTTTAAGCAGACTCAAGTATGCAATGGGAGACGAGCTAAAGTGGATTGCTGTAACAGAATACGAGAATAAGCGAATCCATCATCACGTTATAATCAACACCTGCGATGCAGCACTGATAAATAAAAAATGGGGCAAGGGATGGGTAAAGCCAACACTGTTTGATGATAGTGGCGACTATCACCTACTTGCAAACTATTTGATTAAAGAGACACAGAAAACTTTTAGGGACGAAGATTGTCCTACGAAACGCAGATATTCCTGCAGTAGAAATTTAGAAAAACCGATTGTTAAGAGAGAGCCGGTAAGTATCGCGGCTCTATTTGACGATCCAAAGGCAATCAAAGGCTATTACATAGCAAAAGACAGCATAAGGAGATACACCCATCCCGTAACGGGCCTTGATTACTTGGAATATACCGAGATAGCATTAGACAAACCAAGAAGGTATAAAGTATGGCCACGAGGAAAGAAAGTCCGTGCAGAGGGTCGTATAAAAATAAGGGAAAGGGAAAAGCAGCTTGGCATTGCCGAGCTCGGTTAGTGTGCGATGAGAGATTACCAAAGAAAAAAAAACAACAAGTACAATTTGCCACGAGAAGTCTATCATCAAACAGTGTGGCAGATTAGAGATTATTACAGGCTCAAAGCAAAGGCGCAGGACATCCTTGACGAATGTGCAAAGCTGTCGGATGGACAACCACGAGGGACTGACATACAAGACATCGTTGCACAGAAGGTAATCAAGCGAGCCACATTCATTGAAAAAACGAAAGCAATCGAAAAGGCACTCGACACAATCCCAACAGAATATCAAAATGGAGTATGGAATAGTATCTTATACTTCGAAAGATATCCGCGTGATGCAGCAGTAAGCACATATGGATCCTACAAGTCAAAGTTTATATACAAGACTGCAGAGAACCTTAAATTGATTTAAAAAACGAAACTTCGGAAACCAGGGAAAAAAAACAGTGTTACTATGATAGTGTGGAACGCGGCGGGATAAGGGCAACGTCGCGCCCAATAGATCTCTCAAACTAAAGTGTTTGAAACTCATAATTAACTAAGCAAAGGGCAGTTTTATAGCTGCCTTTTGTTTTGCTTATTTTCAGGAGAAAAAATGAATTACAAGGAAATAGAAATCAGCAAGCTAATGCCATATGAGAACAATGCAAGAACGCACAGCGAGGCACAGCTAAATAGAATTGCAGAAAGCATAGCCGAGTTTGGATTCATCAATCCAATACTAATTGACAAGGAGTACGGAATCATAGCAGGTCATGGGAGGATGATGGCAGCAAAACAACTCGGAATAGACAAGGTACCTTGCTTATTTGTTGAGCATCTAAGCGAGGAACAGAAGAGGGCATACACAATCGCAGACAACAAACTCGCACTAGACGCGGGATGGGATTACGACATACTCGAAAGAGAGATGAAAGCACTGCAGGAGATGGACTTTGATTTAGAACTAACAGGTTTTACTGAAGAGGAACTCGCAGGCATAATCAAGCTAGGGACTGAAGAGGAATATGAGGACGACTTCGACCCTGAAGAGGCATTACCTGAAGAGGCAGTCACAAAGCCAGGAGACATATGGCAGCTAGGAGAACATATACTTGCATGTGGCGATAGTACGAACAGCGAGGACATGAAGAGGCTTGTAGATGGCAGAGTGGTAGATTTGATAGTAACAGATCCGCCATATAACGTAGCATACGAAGGCAAGACAAAGGACAAACTAAAGATTCAAAACGACCATCAATCGACCGACAACTTCACAAACTTCCTAGAGGCAGCGTTTAAAAACATGGCCGAATAGCTAAAATCTGGGGGGGTGGTCTACATATGGCACGCAGATACGATGAGGAAGGCTTTTTTAGAGGCAATAGAGCAGACCGACTTATCGGTACACGAGGTACTTGTGTGGGTCAAGAACACAATGGTGCTAGGACGACAAGATTATCATTGGCAGCATGAACCATGCCTTTACGGATGGAAAGAAGGAGCTGCACACTATTTTATCGATGACAGAACGCAGACAACAGTAATGCAGTATGACAAGCCTGCGAAGAGCATCGAACACCCAACAATGAAACCCGTGGAATTGATAGCAAAACAAATACAAAATAGCAGCAGAAAAAACGAACTTGTTTTAGATCCATTTGGCGGGAGTGGCACAACGCTTATAGCCTGCGAACACCTGAAGAGGAAATGCTTAACAATGGAACTAGATCCAAAGTACTGCGATGTAATCGTAAAACGATGGGAAGAGCTAACGGGACTAAAAGCTGAAAGGCTGACATAAAATGACGGAAGGAGGGCATTATGGCAAAGGGCAAATATGACGAATGGCGCACCAAGGAAGGATTGTTAAAAATCGAAGGATGGGCGCGTGACGGTCTTATAGATGAGCAGATAGCTCACAACATTGGAATATCGAGAAAAACACTCAACGAATGGAAGAATAAATATAGTGACATTCGTAACGCCTTAAAAAAAGGCAAGGAAGTCGTAGACATCGAAGTCGAAAATGCACTCCTCAAAAATGCACTTGGATATGACTATGAAGAGACAACGATAGAGGTCGATTCGAAGGGAAAAAAACGAAAAAAGATTATAACAAAGCATGTGCAGGGAGACACCACTGCACAGATTTTTTGGTTAAGAAATAGAAAACCACACTTGTGGAGGGATACGCGTAACATTGCAGTAACTGCAGAGGACAGCACAAAACTAGATGCCATTATGACACAACTAGGAGGCGAGGGCCTTGAAGAGTAACTTCCCGCTGAGCCAAAAGTATATAGATTTTATAAATACGACAGAGGGAGTGAGTGCTGAGTTCTTAGAGGGGACAACAGCATCGGGAAAGACGACAGTTGGGGCATCCGTCAAATTCATGCGCATGGTATCTAAAAGCAAGCAGAAACTGCATATACTTGCAAGCACAACAATCGGAACGGCCGAGAAGAATATCATAAACCAGGACAACGGTATCCTTGATGTACACAAGAACGCAGAATACAAGGGAAATGGCGACAAGGAGAACAAACTATCTCACATAAGGTTTGAAGACAAGATCATCTATGTATTAGGCTACAACGATGCACAGAAGTGGAAGTTAGCACTTGGAGGACAGTATGGCTGTGTGTTTATAGACGAGATAAACACAGCGAATATGGAATTCGTGCGAGAGGTGTCAGTAAGAAACGAATATCTATTAGCGACACTTAATCCCGACAATCCTGCACTGCCTATATACAAAGAGTTTATTAACCACGCAAGGCCTTTCAAGAAGTACAGAGCGGATGTGCCTGAAGAGATATTAAAAGAACTAGTAGAAACGCCAATTCCTGGATGGAGGTATTGGTTTTTTAGCTTTAAAGATAATGCAAGCCTCACTGAAGAGGCTATCGAAAAAAAGAAACAATCTGCACCGCCAGGGACAAAGCTATACAAAAACAAGATTCAAGGCTTGCGTGGAAGAGCAACGGGCATCGTTTTTATCAACTTTGAGCAAAAGAAACACACCATCAAGGCTAGTCATCTAAAAGAGCAAATAAAACGAGGAGAGGTCAAGTTTGCTCGTTTTACTGCGGGTCTAGACACAGCGTACTCAAGCAAGAGTCCTGATACGATCTCGATGATATTTCAGGGCATCACAACAAAGGGTGTATTGATAACGCTCGATGAAGAGGTTTACAACAACGCGTCAGTAGACATACCAATCGCGCCATCGGACACAGCAGAACGATTTGTCAAATTCCTCGAAAAGAACCGAAAGGAATGGGGGTTTGCTAAAGATGTGTTTGTGGACAGTGCGGACCAGGCAACATTGACGGAACTGAACAAATACAAGCGAATACACGGAAGTATATACAACTTCATCGGTTCGTATAAAAAGACAAAGATTATAGACCGAATAAATCTGCAGATTGGATGGATAGCGCAGGGCTTATATCTTGTATGCGACCACTGTATCAATCACTTAAAAGAGATAGACACATACAGTTGGGATGATAAGAAAGATATGCCTGAAGATGGAAATGACCACACAATCAATGCATCGCAGTATGCGTGGTTGCCATACAAGGAGATCATCGGAAAGGAAGAAAGACAAAGTGGGTTTGATGAATATGATTAAAACCGGATTAAGAAATTTTTTAGAAATCGAAGATGCAATGCCTGGTGTAATCAGGATAACTGCTGCAATGACATTTGAGGACAACGCGGCAAAGAACCGCATATGGTATAGAGGTGATGCATACGAGCTATCGCAACTATACACACAGATTCCAAGTCCTAATGCAAGCGTGTCATTTTGGGGAGCAAGGTCAACGCCAGGAATGGAAATCAAAAGGATACACACGGGATTACCTGGCCTTATAGTTGACACACTAACAAGCATTACTTTAACAGATCTAAACGCAATTGAAATTAAAACAAAAGACACAGAAGAGCGCTGGGAGAAGATTGCAACAGAAAACAACGTCAAGGAAGTGCTAAAAGAGGCGACAAAAGAGGCACTGTATATAGGCGATGGTGTTTTTAAGATAGGATTTGACCCTGAAATAAGTAAGTCGCCTATAATTGAGTGGGTACCCGGAGACCGCGTTGAGCTAGTGTTTTATCGCAAGCGCTTAAAAGAGGTGATTGTAAAGACATTTTTCACAGAGGAAAAACGCAGCTACACACTCGTTGAGCGATATGGATATGGATATCTAACGAACGAGTTATATCGCAACGAGCACAAGGTAGATTTAAATAGCACGCAGTTTACGAGCACACTGTCGGATTACAAATTCGACAAGAATCTTATACTCGCTGTGCCTTTTAATATTTATGGTTCAAGCAAGTGGGAAGGAAGAGGACAGTCTATATTCGATCGCAAGACAGACAGTTTTGATAGTTTAGACGAGGCTTGGTCGCAATGGATGGATGCATTAAGAGCGGGCAGGACTAGGGAGTACATTCCTGAGTGCTTTTTGCCACGCGATCCAAACACGGGCATGGTAATGAAACCTAACTCGTTTGATAATCGTTTTATAAAGACGGACACAGACAACCGCGAGGGGGCTACAAATAAAATCGAGATTGAACAACCGGCTATACCGCACGACAGCTATTTGTCGACATACATCACCGCACTAGATCTAGCCCTGCAGGGAATAGTTAGTCCATCGACACTTGGTATCGATGTTAAAAAACTAGACAATGCAGAGGCACAGAGGGAAAAGGAAAAGGCGACACTATATACACGAGACGCAATCATCGAGGCACTTTCGACATGTATACCAAAGCTAGTTAGCATGACAATCAATGCGGCTGCTGTGATGGAGAAGAAACCTTTTGAAGAGGTGGAAGTTACAATCACATTTGGCGAATATGCAAATCCATCGTTTGAGTCGCAGGTGGAAACAATCGCAAAGGCAAAAGCAGGAGGCATTCTAAGTATAGAGGCGACAATCGAGGAATTGTATGGCGATTCCAAAACAGAGGAATGGAAAGCACAGGAGGTGCAGAGGCTAAAGGCAGAGCAAGGGTTCATAGATTTAGATGAACCATCCGTGAATGATTCACTTGGAGGATTCGCTGTGGAGGAGTTCAAGACAGAAGGATAGAGAGATGGTAATTGTACACATACTAAAGCGCGTGTACCAAATGAGCAATGCAGAGGCAGAGGGGTTGCTAAAGATAGCGGCCGATTCTGTCTCTTTTGGCATTTACGCGGTAAGGAAAGAAAATCAAATCCAAATGCTAAACATTAAATGCGCGAGCAAAACACAGCTCAAAGCAGAGATAAGAGCATGGAAAAGGCAAGGATACAAGGTATACAGCAATGGATTATGATGTAGCAAGAGCGCTCGCTCGAATCGAGGACGATATCACAGCATCGCTTATAAGGAATCTAAAGAACCATAGAGCGCAGGAAACTGAAGAGGGACTAGAGTGGGTGCAATGGCAAACAGTTCAACTGCAGGAACTTGACAAGTTCAAGCGCAGATACGCAAAGAAACTGAATAAGGAATTCAAGCGAATAAATCCACACATAGACGAGGCAATCAACGAAGCGTTCAATCAAGGCAAGATGGATGAAGAGGTTGCAATCCTGGAATCCATCAAAGAGGGTAAAGGCAAAGGCAAGGCATACCGAAGAGGTTCGTCCTTCTTTCAAAAGGACAGCAAGATTGAGAAAATCATAAACGCAACTACAAACGACATGGAAAAGGCGGAATACGCAATTCTTCGAAGAGCGAACGACCAATATCGAAAGATCATATTTGATGCACAGATGTATGCAGCAAGTGGAGCGGGAACATACGAGAAAGCAGTCGACATGGCCACGCATGACTTTTTAAGTGCAGGAATCAACTGTGTGCAATACAAAAACGGAGCAAGGGTCAGTGTGTCAAAGTACGCTGATATGGCCATAAGGACAGCAACAAAACGAGCATACTTACAAGGGCAAGGGGAAATGCGCCAAGATTGGGGCATAAGCACAGTCATATTAAACAAGCGTACGAGTGCATGTCCATTGTGTGCGCCTTTTGTTGGAAAAGTATTTATAGACGACGTATGGAGTGGTGGAAAAAGCAAAGATGGGAAATATCCACTGCTTTCGTCCGCTATTGCTGCAGGGCTTTATCATCCTAACTGCAAGGATTCACATACAACGTACTTTCCGGGGGTAAGCACAAAGCCTGAACGCCTCAAAAGACGGGATCTAGTAAAGATGGAAAGAGAGGCAAAGCGTGAATCAAAAGCGACATACTGCGAGCGACAGGCA